CTCACGCGTACCCCTCAACAATGAGCACCAAATCCGAAGATAGGGAGCTCTTTATCGCTTTAGTCATCACTCGTCTTACACAAGCCCTCGATGGGGACAGGGAGACTGAGGTGACCCGCGTTTTGACGCACGGGAGCTCTAGGCAAACGCCTAGAGGTCCCGCGCGACATACGCCCTCGAATAAAGAAGAAAGATCTTTAGACGAACTCTGGTTACAGGAAGGTTGTCGACCACAAAGGCCGACCGCCGTCGCTATGACAGAGCTGCAAGTATTAAACGGAGAAGAGGTGATCCGATTTCATGGACCCTCCGCGTTCAAGAGGCTTGCCGTCCTGGCTCCGACCGTTTGTGCAACAAACGTAGAAGAACGCCAAGACGTGTGCGTCGCTGAAGGAGACATAGGGAAGTCACTGATTATTCGAATCAGTCTCCCTACTCTAGCCCGCAGTTACGCTGGATGTATCGGCGAATCATTCATTGACTGGAAACCAGTAATGAAAGCGCTGATACAGAAAAGATGGAACCCGCCTGTGACCTTTGCCGGACGCTTCAAAAATGAGCGTTTCTGGACCTGCGTCATGAACGTGTTCGTCTTTTTTAGGCTGCTCAATGCTAGATATAAGAATAAAACTTACGCCCGCATTGGCCAAACCTTAACGCTAAGCATGCTCCGAGAAGGAAAATGTAGATCTTCTTTCGTGGAGAAATGGTTAGCGTCACTCTTCTGCGTAATTCGGGGTACTCCGGAAAACGCAGTCGAAGAAAACATCCTGAAACTAGACGAAGGTGAAAGAGCCATGTTATGGCGTTCCCGTCGTATCTTTTACAAGGATGATTTTAACCCAGTGAAAAATGCCTCAGATGCTATTGCACGAATGTGCACACCTGAGAACATCTCCACCGAGTCGGACCGAGTTGCCAAGGAGGCCTTAGCTCTTTTTCAAGAGAGTGTGGCCAACTATCTACTCGTCCATGGAGAAGAAGCCCGGGCAAGGCACGATGGGGCGAACCTACATCGTGCCTCGGCAACGGTCTTCTTTCCTCGTAGCGCTGGTGGAGGAGGTGCTGAACTACATTTTATGGTAGGACTACACCGGCTGCACCAGAACCAGGACTCTCGACTGTCAGACGTATGGGGACACGTGTCCGAGCCTCTGACAATACAAGAGTTAGTTAACATTGGTAAACAGACACCTGCAAGACGACAAGAAATCGAACAAGCAGGTATCTGGTTCACCAATGAACTCGATAAACGCAAAATGAGTTATCCATTCATTTGCATTTATCCCGAGAGAGAGACGAAAGCGCGTACCTTTATGTTGTTAACTTACGCTGAACAACAAGGCGGGTATAATGCAGCGCATACGCTTTCGGCCTTTCTCCGTCGTGTAACCGATACCTCTGAAGTTTACGGAGGTTTCGATACACGTTCGTGGTTAGAAAGGGTTAGCGAAGATGTTGAACGTCAGCTAAATAGTGCAATACTATGGCTGGACTCAAAAGTCTCCACTGACCCTCTTCCCCACGGGTACTGCTTGGAAATCTTCAAACCGTTCAACGAAGTGTTTTCAGAATTTACCAAGAGTATGCTGTCAAGGATATTTGCCCCCCGTCAAGTGCACGTAGCAACTGAGAGGGGGGACAATTGGCTTGACCGGCTTGCGTTCACCGAAGACCTTCGTTCAGGTCTCCGATTTACGCTGTCACTCTCAAATGCGAAGATTGGTGCTTCATACAGACCACTACTTCCATTCCGAGTGTACTCCGCACATCTTCCAAAAGTCCGTACGCTACCCCTGTTAAACAGGATAGCCGAAGAATTAAGGACGAAGAGGCGGATTTTATTGAAGGCGCCAACGGGGAGTGGGAAAACCGTACTCACCGCTTACGCGTTCAATAGCATCATACAGTTCCCTACTATTGCAGCACTCCTGATTTTTAAACAGGAATTAGAACTGCGAGGGCAACCGCATAATGTATACTATTCTGGTGAAAAGAGGATAACAGAGCTGGATATCGCGGGAACACCGCGAACCATACTCTGTACTGCCTACTTTATTCCAGAATTGGCAAATCGATATTCCGACATGGTCGTCGTCTTAGACGAAGCCGACATCAAAGCGGAATACAATTTGATCAACCTAATGAGTTCCAAGCGGTTTGGCTGGTGGACAATTATCACCAGTGCAACCACTGACGAACTCATAGGTGAAGACCTGACCCCCAGCATAGTGTTGGAGGGCGGGACTAACTTCCCTGTGCAAGACGCTGACTGCAGCTATGAGGATATGATTGCCACCATAAAAGATAGTGGCACTCCCAAATGCTTGGTCATCGTGCACAGTGAACCTCTAGCCGAAAAGATTGCTTTTGAAATTCAAAGAAGCAACCGTAAGGCCTTAGCGCTAACAGCACGTCGAAGGCAGCGAGAATTCCTAACGGAAGTCGCCGACTGCGATGTGATAGTTAGCACAAACGCCATTCGAACGAGTGTAACACTCCCGATCGAATGGGTTTTCGACTGCAACAAAGTGTATGAGAGTGTTCACTTCCCCCAACAGGGGATAGACTCTCTTATGCTCTTTGATGTTAGCGAATCCATGAAAATTCAGGCAAGGGGTCGGGTGGGACGTATCTCCCCCGGCACCTACTGGACCGTTCATGGATCTCCAGGAGACCCAATGCCGTACACCCCCGCCTTACTGGGGAGGTGCGACGCCATTGCGCAACTTCTGGAATATGCGTCACTGGGACAATTCGCTCGTCAACTTAACGCACCTGCGTTAGTGATTGCGAAATTTCACCAGGAACTATTTAAGACCCTCAAGGGCCGTGTGATAAGAGGAGCGCCACTTTGGGTAAGCGTACTTCTACATTTTTCAGACGGTCATCGGGAGGCCTTGATTGAATTAGTCGGATTCGAGGAGGCTGGAATCGCTGCGCGAACCAGAAGTCTGGAGTCCGATCTAAATGTCCATGAAGAGTATCAAGCGTTTCAGCGAGATGCTCGACATGACTATTACCTTGCGATACAAAACCTGCTCAAACAGTGCGCCCAGTATAACTGGTTTGCTGTAGAAGTCGGTAATATACGCCGGTGGCAGTCGAGATGCCCGGAGTCGGAAGACTCGGGGCAGCTCTACTCAGAAAGCAACTTAAAAGCGTTGTCCTTCGCGCTTTGGAGAGGAGTCTCCAGCGTGAAGAACGGACAGCTGATCGGTGCATTTCGTCTTTTCCAGTGCAACGTGCCAGACGGCTGGTACGCACCGGAAGGTTCTCACTGTATCGCTCTGGGAGTCAGTCTCTTCAACGGGGACGTCACCTGTCGAGCAATACTGCCGCTACCGGAAATAGTTTTTCACTGGATTTCTGAAATTCTATCGACGGTTATCACCGTTAAAGCATGCATACAAGACTCTGCGAACCTTCAAGCTCCAGCCATTTTAAACTGGAGTGTCGGTCTACAGAATGCAGGCAAGCAAAAACGGATCATACGAATAGGTCACAATCAATATGGTCGACACACCGTCTTTAAAGCTAAAGACGATGCTCGCATATTAGACTGCGCCATTTCGTTATGCCTCGAGAAAAGAATCGGACCATCTCATACGACCACTACAGGTAGTCCTATGAGTAGCACCGCATCTTTTCCCGTGCTTAACTCGTTTGGATATGCCGCGCACTTACGTGCGCGGAAAGTCACAAACGAGCCCCTCAAGGGCTCTTCCGTGTTTGGTGACGACGACGTCGTCGCCGGCACACGGGAGGCCTGCGAGGAGGTAATTCGCAGTCGAGAAGCTCTTGGTCTTCAAACAAAACATGAAGAAACCATAATCTCGACAGTGCGAATTCAAGGAGAAGTAGTTCCGAATAAAGGACTTGGAGTATATACCGAAAGGCTAATAAACCAAGAAACTTTACAAGAAGTTACCTCCCTTAAACCTGCGGGGTTGCTTCGCCTTTTTAGGGGACGGCATACCTCGCAGGTTATCAACCCCGGTGTAGTGGAAATCGCAGACTTGCTTGGTTTTGAGAAGCAAGTTCAAGCGAAAGACGCCCACTGGGGAGAGATCTTGAGAGCGGAATCGGAGGAAACCGTATTACGCTTTGCAAGACGAGAGACCGCACCACGTCGCATCGTGGCCCGTACACTGAAGGAAGATCTTACCCCCAACAGTCTACTGGCACGAGGCGACGTTGAACGTCTCTTTTTACACCTGGAATCAGCCCTGTTGACGGTATACCCGTCGACTAGAGGTGAACCAGAGCGTGTCGAAGACCCCGTCATTGACGAGTTAGGAGTGGCCCCCGTGCAGTTAAAGACCGCACGAGAGCTAGCTCGCACTCTACAAGACGAGGACTGTTTCTTCAAATTGCGCGGACCGCCTTTACGGTTCGAACAAATGGAGTACGCATCTTCTGCCGCTCAAAGAGTTGCATTCGCTATGGGAATGGAAACTGGTGAGCTGGCGGAAGACGCGTTCTTTCAACTAGGATGGGGAGGAGAAAAGGCCAAGGTTAGCCTTGACTCTGAACTATCTCTAGTTGAGGATCAGCCACCTTCGCTCGACTTGTTCGATACGGACTTCGAACCCGTCGAGCTCTGGGACTAAATCGCACTGAGTTAACAGCGCAATTCCTTCTTTTTCTCTAATCACTGTTAGGCCCCGCGTAGGAGCCTCGCAGCAAAAAAAAA